TGCAAAAACAATTTGACCAATTAAAAATTGGATTGAAAGCATATCGATACCTGAGCGAGGGTATTGAGTTAGCAACTGAACTTGGTATTCATGTTGACGAGGCAGAATTAATTAAAACAAATTCTACTGGTCTAACAATCTACAACCCAAGCAATCTTGCAAGTCTAATCAAAGGTATGAAAAACAAAAACGTATCGAGAGAAGATAAAATCAAAGCAAGAATAGAATACGAAAAACAAAGCGTTAATTAACACTTGACATATAGGGGATATTCCTATATAATATCCCCTATAAACAGAAAGGACATAATGAAAGCAAATACAGAAATAAAAATACCACAAAACTTTTACATAACTTATTTTGCAAAAAAACATGATAAGTTTATAACTAGGAAAGGTACGTGGACTAAACCAAACACAGATACAAATGGAAAATATTATGTATCTAAAGAGGGAAAGCCTTGTTTCATTTATTACGACTTAGACGCAGATGGTTGGAGACAAGCAACTTGGGCGATGACAATTAAGGAGAGAGTATGATTGAACTATTAAGTATTATATTTGTGGAAAGCCCTCTTGGGCTTTCCATTATTTTAGTTGGTGGAATATTAGTGCTAGGTTACATGGGGTACAAATCATCATGAAATATCCATGCCAAGGTCCGAACTGCCATAACGTAGTAACCAAGGACCGATTTAATAAAAAGTCTAAAAGACTTCGAGGACGTAATGCATACTTTGACATGTCTCATGGTTACAGACCATTTACAATCTTCTGTACTAATGGCTGTCAGAATGATTGGATTAATGCCAACGTAGCAAACATCGTGAACCAACGACCAATTACATTTAATCGCGAGCGTAAGCTTAGTGAGCATACGTATCATCTAAGCGCAAATAATTGGTTAAGGAGAGATGAAGATAGGGTTGACAATGAATAGGTAATAGGATAGTATAGGACATAGAAAGGACATATATATGGAAACAAAAAAACCAAAATACAAAGTTCACGTTTGGAAAGCTGACGAGGATAATACAGAGTTAGTATTTGAGGCGCCAGCTAAACCAACATTAAAACAGTTATATGAATTAATTGGCTGTAGGTTGGTGGAGCGTGTATCGGGCTATGACAAGTCTGTATCGAACAGGACGTTTGATATATGGATTGATGAGGAGGGTAAGTTTAATAGCCCCGTCAAAAACCTACGCGCAACTAATGCGTGGTTCAGATGGATGAATAGAACGGGCCATGTAAATATACCAGGCGATTATATTACTGGCACAACAGTTTGTTATAAAAAAATATAATTAACATACGCGACGCCCTGCGGGCGTCGCGTATAGAGGTACCAAAGCCATTGCAAAATCTTAATAAATAAAATAATGTAATTAACGTATAGGTTGTAGGGGTCCCAGATATATACCCTTTATGCCAAGTTTTGTATAATTATAACAAGAAAATACTTGCTAGGTTTCAAAATTAATCCTAAAAAATTTTGCAGAAAAATTTTTTGAAATGAAAATAGATTTAGAAAAGATAAAAAGATTACCACCCGATGTAAGAAAAGAGTTCATGAAGACCTATCTTCAGCACGCTGAAAAAAAGAAAGAGGCTGGTATTAGAGACGACTTCATGAAGTTTGTAAAACATGTCTGGCCAGACTTTGTTGAAGGATCACATCACAAGATTGTTGCTGAAAAATTTAATCAGATAGCAGAAGGCAAAATTAAAAGGCTGATTATAAACATGCCACCAAGACATACGAAGTCCGAGTTCGCTAGCTACTTGCTGCCCGCTTGGATGGTGGGTAGAAACCCGAAGCTCAAGATCATTCAATCTACTAACACCACGGAACTATCAGTTAGATTTGGGCGTAAAGCAAAACAACTCTTAGACAGTCCCGAGTATCAATCTGTTTTTAAAACTAGACTCAGAGAAGATTCGCAAGCCGCAGGTAAATGGGAAACACAACAAGGCGGTGAGTATTACGCAGCGGGTGTCGGCTCCGCGATTACAGGTCGTGGTGCAGATTTACTTATCATTGATGACCCGCACACCGAACAAGATGCGATGAACAGAGATGCCATGGAGAGAACCTTTGAATGGTATACATCAGGTCCTCGTCAACGTCTCCAGCCAGGCGGTGCAATTATCTTAGTTATGACAAGATGGAATACAAAAGATCTTACTGGTATGCTGTTAGGCGCGCAGCGAGAAGCCAAGGCTGACCAGTGGGAGATTGTAGAGTTTCCGGCAATCATGCCTAGTGGTAAATCTTTGTGGCCAGAGTATTGGAAGCTAGAAGAACTAGAAGCAGTTAAAGCATCAACGGGTGTACAGAAATGGAATGCTCAGTATATGCAAAACCCAACATCAGAAGAAGGTGCAATCATCAAACGAGAATGGTGGGTGCCGTGGGAAGAAGATTTTATACCTGCATTAAAACATGTCATACAATCTTACGATACAGCGTTTGGCAAAAAACAAACAGCTGACTATTCTGCAATCACTACATGGGGTGTGTTTTATTTAAATGATGATAGCCCTGCGAGCTTGATATTATTAGATGCCAAGAAAGGCAGATACGATTTCCCAGAGTTAAAACAGGTAGCTTTTGAACAATGGAAGTATTGGGATCCAGATACAGTCATTGTTGAGGCAAAAGCATCAGGTCAACCTTTAACTGATGAGTTAAGAAAAATGGGTATACCTGTCGTAAACTTCTCTCCGTCAAAAGGAAATGACAAGCATACACGCGTTAATTCAGTTGCACCTTTATTTGAAAGTGGTATGATATGGGCTCCGAACCAGGAATTTGCTGAAGAAGTAATCGAGGAGTGTGCGGCTTTTCCATTTGGTGAACATGATGACTTAGTTGACTCGACAACTCAAGCAATTATGCGATTCAGGCAAGGAGGTTTTATTTTACACCCCGACGATGAAAAAGAGGAAAAGATAATGAAAACTAAGAGGAACTATTATTAATGGCAAATCCAATCGACATAACTTCAAGAATATACAAGGTGCTTACAGAATTATTTGGCCCAAAATTTGCAAGGGACATGATAGGCACAGCCACTAATGTTACAAAGCCAGTTAAATTAGATCCTAATGCACCCACAGCAGCTCTTTATTCTAAGGGAGCGTTAAGGAGTAATCCAGGAGCTGAAGGTTTAGCTGAACAAAAAATTATGGAGTATGCGCCTACTATTCTTAGTAATAATAATAGAATGGAGCAAATGAATTTTTTAGAAAACGCAGAAACACTTTTAGAGATTAGAGCAGGAAAAACAACTAAAGACGGTGTACCTATAGAAAAAACAAAACCAGAGGAAAACTTTTTTGAGAATACAGAGCAAGCAGATGTCATAGATTTAAAAACTAAAGCTAAAGTTGATGATAAAGGTATAGCATCTTTAAAAGATAAGTTTGGTTTACCTGAAGGCGTTGATCCAAAAAGCTCTAAAGGACAATTTATACAATCACTTCAAAGAGCAGAGGCAGACACTAGAGAGGCAGAGGAAATAGCAAAAAAAGGATTAGAAGACTTCCTTGGTTTTGGTCGTGAGGTACAAGGTCCAGATCTTTTAACAGAGGCTAGACGTAGAGCAGTTGTTAGAGAAATTTTATTAAACGATAACAGAATTGATTTACCACCAGCGATTAGAAAAAGTTTAAAAAACCGTGATGATTTGTCAGGAGGCGCTGATCAAAATCTAGATCCTTTAAATATTTATGATACGTATTACGAAAGAAACATTACTAAGCTTGAAGCGCTTGATGGAATTATAGAAGGATCAAGAAGTGAAAAAGAAGCTGTTGATGAGTTTGTAAAAGAATTTGATGGCTTTGATCTTAAGCCTAAGGTTAGCAAAGAAAAACCTGTGGTTAGAGAATCTATAGATGATGAATTAGTTGAATTAGAAGAAACAAAAAATCTTGATAATTTTGATGAGGAAGTAACTGACAGAGCAGGAGAAATTATAGATGAAGATATTGACCCAGATGAGTTGGCTAAAGGTGGTCGACCCGGCGCAGGTTTAGATTATTTGATGGGGGTATAACATGGCCTCTGAACTTCTTAAAAGACAAGCATTAATTAATAAGCTTAAAGAACCTAACGTTGAAGATGTTAATTTCGATTTAGTTAACTCATCAATAGATTATAGTATTGAGTCAATTACAGAAGATATTTTACCAGAACCAAAACCAGCAGAACTATTTCAAGAGAGAGAAAAAGTAAGATCAGAAAGATTGTTAGATACTATTAATAAAATAGGCGGCGGGTTAATGGATGAGTCTTTAGATTTTATTAGAAGAAACGAAATGGCTATAGGTGGTGGTTTAATTTCTGGGACTGACTTAGGAACAAGAGAAGGCTTTGCAGGTATTAGGTATAATAAAAAACCGTTAGGTGGAGAAGGTAATGAGTACATAAAAACTTTTAATACTAAAGGTGGAGAAAAAAGATATTTCTTTGAATTTTCAAGAGGAGGAATAACTAGAAAATTTACAGCTCCTTTCACACCTGCAGGCTTAAAAGAAGTTAAAAAAGTAAGAGCAGAAACTTTAGAAGAATTTAAAAAATCAGGCTTTAAAGAAAAAGCTATTGTAAAATTAAAAAGGCCACCTAATCCTAATAAACCTTGGCGTTTTAAATCTACTGCAAGAGGAACAGAATATTTTGCAACAGAGGCAGAGGCTAAAGCAGAGCAAGCAAGAAGAGTAAAAGCAAAATTTGAAGGTCAAACAAAAATACCTCCAAAAGATTTTGAAAAAATTAAAAAAAGAATTCTTAAAGGCGAAACTTTAGATGAGATAGCAAAAACATACGACGCTAAAGGAACGTCTGTAGCAAAACTTTTAAGAGATAATAACACAAGTTATACTGAGTTAACTCCTAATGTTACTCTTTCAAAACAAAAAGGAAAAAGTCTTTTTTTAAACAACCCTGAAAATATAGACTATGTTCAAAAAAACTATGGAGCATTAAAAAATGAAACAATGGCTAAAGCTCTTTTTCCTGATCTACCTATATCAACAGCACAGTCAAGAGTTAGAAAAATAATCAACAAATTAATAGACGAGAAAAAAATTAAACCTATCCCTGGTTCTTTAATAAAAGAAGTAAGAGAAGAAAGAGGTTTTAATCCAAAAGAGTCAGCTAAAAGAACTCAAAAAGAAAGACAAGCAGCAAAGAAAAAATTTAGTGTGCCTGCTTTTGAAACAGCTATGCAAGGAAGCAAGGCATCGCAGTTATCTCACATGGCTGATTTATATAATGAGGTTGTCAGATTTGAAACACTTGGATATTCTCCAGCAAGAATTAATCAAGCGATATTTAAAAATGTAGACCCCTATCTTAAAGGTCTTGTAAAAAAAAGAAACAAGCTTTTAAAAAATAAACCCCCTGGTTACGCAGCAAAAGTTAATGAAATAAATAAAAAAGGAGAAGCTGCTGCTCGTGCAACAAAAGGATATAAATCTTTTGAAGTAATAGAGCCAAGTGGTAAAACATATAGTGTAGGTGTTGATTATGCTAAAACTGTAGACCCTCTTGGAATGTTTGAAGGAAAAACTTTACAAGAGATTGCACCAGATAAAATTTCAACACAATCCCCAGCTTTAAAACAAATAATACCAGACGATGTTGAAAGATACACTTTTGTAAAAAATGCAAAAGCTGTTCAAGCCGCTCAAAAGAAAGTTTCAAAGGCAGATATCGATGCTATTGCTGAAGAAGTAGAGTCAAGAGGTTTTGAAACTAAACGTCCAGTAAATGCCTATCAAAAAAACAAAGTAAAAAATTTAATTGCATCACTAAGCCCTGATAAAAGATGTCAAGGAAAGTTTGCAGAAGGGTCTCCACCAAGTCTTGATTATTGCTTTGAGCAAGGTAAAAAAGTAATTAACGAAGCTAAAGTAAAACCAGGCGGATCACAGTTTAGAAATTTTGCTAAACTAGGACAGTACGTAACTAAAACAGGTAAGACTGCCGCGGGTGCAGCGGACCTTCTTATATCTGTAGGCCCTGGATTAAAAGGGTTTGGAGTTGGACTTTTGATAGAAACAGGTCTTGCTATGGAAGAACTTTCAAAAGGGCAACCAGGAATAGCTTTTAGTAAAACTATTTTAGGTGATTTATATAATTTAATTGTACCCGAAGAAAAAGAATTTAGTGTAGGAAATAGAATGCTTAAAAGTGCAAAAACAGAAGAAGAGAGAGTTGCTATTCAAAATTTAATTGACTTTAATAAAGACCAAGAATCATTTGACAAGAAAGTAAGATATTTTGATTACTTACAGAATGCCCCTGAATTTGAAAGAGAGGGAGCCGATATGGTTAAATTAGAAAAAGAAATAGATGATCTATATTTTGATTTACAAAAACGAACACCAAAAGTAGTAAATGAAGATGTAGGAAAAATTTTATCTGAGGTATCTGTTCGTGTAGGAGATGAAGGTCGTGATTTATTAAAAGGTTTTTATGGAAAAATTTTTGGAGATAGACAGTTAAAAGATCCAAGTATGCAATCCTTTCCTTTAGGAAAAGGTTATTTTGATGCGATGGCTCCAGTACCAACTGATGTTATAGGAATACCTATGTACCAAGCCCCAGGCGATACTGCAAGTGGTTTTGATCAAATGAATTTACCAACTTCTTTTGAAACAATTCCAACAGATAGTGGAGGCGGCGGTGGAGCTGGAATTTATGAAGAGTTAGACGATATATATGAAGAGGGAATTATGGGAGCAGCTCAAGGTGGACGAATAGGTTTTGCCGAAGGGCCAGAAAATCCAGGCAGAAGATTTTTCTTAAAACTAATGGGAGGAATTATGACTTTACCAGTAATTGGTAAGTATCTAAAACCACTAGCTCCTGTTGTTAAACAATTACCAAACACAACTACAAAAATGCCAGAATGGTTTCCTCAACTAGTAGAAAGGATGATGTCTTCGGGCACCTCTACAAAAATAACAAAAAACACACCAGGAGAAACTCTTCCATTGTTTGCAGAAGAAGCTACTATAATGCAACACCCAGAATTACCTGGTGTTCGACTTGAAAAATATGACAATGGTGTAATAAAGATTGAGGGTATAAATGCTTATAATGAACCCTATGAACTCAAGTATGAACCACCAGGTGAATACAAAAGTCTTGAAACTGGAGAAATTAAAAAAACAGAGGGAGATTTTGCGGCGGCTGATACTAAATATTATAGAACAGGAGACCCTAGAGAAATGGATTACGATGTTGATTATAGTGTAGTAGAGGACATAGATGATATTTTAGGTGGTAATTCTACACAACTAGAAGGTTTTGCAAAAAGCACAGGAGAAGTAAAATATACAAAGGGAGCAAAACTAGTAGATGATGCAGACGCTCAATTTAATTATGATGAGCCTCTTTCTGAGAACCCAGCATATAGACCATCAGATGCTAGAGCAGATGTTATAGAAGGCCCTGATATAGATTTAAGTGATTACTATGACGACTAAATTAACTAAAACAATACCCCCTAAATCAGGCCCTCAGTCTCAGGGCTTGCTTATTAATTATAATACTGTTAAACCAGTAAAACTGGAGAAAATAAATGGCGGACATAGACAAATCTCTTCCAAACGTAGAGCAAGAGATAAAAATACCATCACCTGAACAAATTGAAGTTGCTCAAGAAGAACAGCAACAGAAAGTTACTGAACAAGGTGAACCTGTAGAGATAACAGAAAACGAAGATGGATCTGTAGATGTAAATTATGATCCCTCAATCGGTTCTGTTGAAGGTGGCCAAGAACACTACGCTAATTTAGCAGAGCATTTACCAGACGATGTTTTAGGTAGATTAGGAACATCACTTTATCAAAATTATCAAGATTATAAAAATTCTAGAAAAGATTGGGAAAGAGGTTACAGAGAAGGATTAGATCTTTTAGGATTTAAATACGATAACAGAACAGAACCATTTCAAGGTGCGTCGGGCGCAACACACCCAGTGTTAGCAGAAGCTGTCACACAATTTCAAGCATTAGCTTACAAAGAACTATTACCTGCAGAAGGGCCAGTTAGAACTCAAATTTTAGGTGTGCCTACACCTGAGATCTTT